TCGTCTTGACCAATCCCTCTGGTTTGATACGCGGCCAAGAAGGCCAAGCAACATGCGGCATGATACAAATGTGAGCAAGCTGTTTCTTCGTCGTAGTCCTCGCCCGCCCACCATAAATTTAAATGGCGTTGCAGCGCGGCGTAATATCGACTCCAATCCGCGCCATTTGCCCAATTATTTGGAGCGTATTTTCGGGCACCAAATTCTAATACTTCAGCCATCCCCCATAGAAATTCAGGTGGTATTAGATCGAAGCGGGGTTTATCCACATCGTTTTTGATAAACTTATTTTCCATAGCGAAACCCTTCTTTCGCTTCGGCGGCAATAGGAAACCCTACCGCCCATTCTGGTACTTGACACATTATCTTTTTCATTTCCTCTTGTGTTCCAAATCCGTCTGGAAGTTCGCAAATCACTTCGTCGTGTACGGAGGCGATCACGCGATAATTTGCGGCTTCTAATGCCATCATCGCGTCTGCGATCAAATCGCGGCAAATGCCTTGCACGATGTTTTCAGTCAACTTTCCGCCAAAAGTTCGCTCTGGCCCCCATTTCTTTGTCATGGAATTAACCGCCATATACTCAATAGCTGGTCGTGTTCCAAATGGTCCAGTAAACGAAACAATACGAGGCGACCTGTAAAACAATTTCCTGCCAGATGGCAAACGGATCAAAAGCCAACCCCCATCTGAGAAAAATGATACGCCTTGGTACTCTGTCTCTACCCGTGGATTCTGCACGGCGGCCATCGCTGCGTCGTTTAACCGTTTCCATAACAAGGGAATCTTGCTGTAACGTTCCCGATAAGTACTGACCGCACGCTGCGCTAACTCTTCCGAAATGTCTGTTCCCATCGCCGCGCAAGATTGCCGAAACTTCTGGGCACCCATGCTGTATCCGCATCCCAAAATAACCGTCTTACCAAGGAAACGTTCTTTCGAATCTTTCCCAATATCCTGAGCGGGAACATCAAAGATCGCGGCGGCCATTTCTTCGTAAACTTTACCGTTGTGCGCGAATTGATTGACTAAGTTCTTTTGCCCCGCAAGCCATGCAACGCCACGCGCTTCGATGGCGGCGTAATCCGCCCAGACCAACCGGTGCCTAGGCGCGGCGCAGATCGTCCCACGAATCATCCGCGACAACTGCCCTAATGTGTCTTTGGAAATTGGGTGCAAGTGATCTCGCGACCAATCCCAATCCTTTACCGTGTCTCTAGGCAAATTCTGCAACTGCACACCCGCGCCCGACCAACGTCCAGTGCTCGCACCGTGATACATCAGATTCCCGCGCACTCGACCATCGGCTGATACGCGGTCCACCATTGCCTGATACTTCGCAACGGACGACTTCCCGCCATCGCGTCTGATCTTCAGCACGGCTTTCACATTGTCCGGCAAATCTTGCTTCAACAAATTCTCAATGGCTTTCTTGTTGAGGCTTTCGTCTTCTCCTTCAAAAATGGAAAACCCCTGCGCCAGTAGCCACTCCTTCAATTGGAATATCTGGCTTGCCGTTTTTACCGCACCGTCCGTCAACACTTCCAACTCGCGGTTCAAAACTCCCTGCGCCTCATTCGCAAGTGCAATTGCGTGCTGGGCAAAAGTATCATCAATCCGTACGCCTCGGTCATTGACCGCTTCGGTCAACCACCAAATCCTGCGTTCTTCGTCAGACAATTGACGCAGGGTGTGATCCAATTCACGCTCTACTTCAACGTCAGTGGCACAGTAGGCTGCAAGGCGCTGCATACGGTCTTCGTCTTCCCACCATGTTATGGCCCCATCAGGCGCGACGCTGCGCGGGCGACACATCCGCAACATCAACATCTTTCCCTCTTTGTCCTTTGAAACGGCGAGGCCAAGCGCATCGGCAGCGCCTTCCAAAGAACGAGGCAATGCTTGGCGTGCGGCCCTTGCGGCGGTGTCATCCCACCGTGTCAATGCTGGCACAGGCCAGCCGTGCCTTGGGCCAAGGATATATTCGAACATTGCTCTTTCAAACCCAGCGTTGTGGGCCACCACCGTCACTTTAGGATCGGCCAAAAGATCGGCCAAATCTTTGGGGCATGGGGATGAATCAGTCCAAACGCTTTGGAACGCATACCAAGTTTGCACTGGGCCATCGTCCAACGCGTAGCACGCCAAGATCACTTCCGTGGTTGGGTCTTCGGCGTAGCGATATACACCGGTCTTTCGAAGGTCGATGGTCGAGCGAGTTTCAAAGTCGATGTGAAGGCGCATGAAAGTTATCCACAGGTAAATTGGGGCGGCGTTGTGCCGCCCCGTAGGAACTCAATCGTCCCAAGTTGTATTGAGACTTACACCCGATGGAGCTGCACCAATTTCTTCGGCGATTACGTCGAAGTCATCTTGTGCTCGGCCTGCGCCGCTGAATGCAGAATCGTGCTTTAGCAACTGCACGTTCTGCAAACCAAACCCAACGCCCTTCAATACGTTGTCGTATGCAAACGCTCTTGCAGTCACACGGCACCAACGCCCTGCGTAGGCTTCTTTTTCGTCTGTTACAAGGTCTGTCGCGGCGTTAACACAACCCGGCTGTGTTTTGGATTTAAGAGAGATAAACTTCCAACCCGGCTCGTATCCTGTGAGATGGGCTTTGTCTTCAGCAGACCGTATGACCTGCTTCGGGCCGTTGAAATTACCCTTCGGCCATTTTGCTTTGTCTGAACCCCACTCTTCAATCGCTGCATCTTCCAACGCTTTCATAAGCGGCTTGGTGTCGTAGTCAGGTGGTAGGAGGATAGTGAGGCCGTACCTGCCCCCCATGTCTTCGCGTTGTGGATGGAAAATTGCAGGAAAGGAAAGACGGCCCGGTCCAATGATGATCTTGCTCATTTTGCACCGCCTACGATTTCGGAAATCTTCTTTTCAAGCGCATCAATACGGTCGTGCGCGAATGAATTGAATTCCTTTTGCGTACGGTCGTAATACGACGGCATGGTATGCTTAATCACTTCGACGGCACCCCATGTGGCGATGCCTAAAACCAATACCAATTCGATAGTCATTTTTTACACCTTTTTAATCTGCGAAATCTGATTTGGCGGATGCAGTCGCAGAGACCTGCTTGTCCGTCTCACGGGTCAGATTGACCCCTGTGCTTTCCGAAGTAATGAGGTCGAATAGATCAAGCTGAAGGCCTTGCTTCTTCGCCAGTTTATCGACCTGTGCCGGTGACAATAAATCCTCCGACATAAAACCTAACAAACCTTCCGACGCGAGGCGCTGTTTTACCATTCTCTCATCCTTCCATTTACGCGTGCCGCGTTTCGGCACCAATTTCCATCCGGGCACATGATCGCCCGCTTCTATTAACTCTTGTGCATAAGCTCGGACTGCCTTCAGCCAAGTCTCAATCACATCGGCTTTGTCCAACAGTTCTGAAATTTGTTGGGCAGTTAAACTTTCAGGCGACTGCATCGAAATCCATCCTTGCTAAACGCATCACCTCTTCGCGCAGCGTGGCGCAGGTGGCGCGGGCCAAACAAAACTTGCAATGTGATCCGGCGGCGAACGGCGGGTTGTCGTCTTCCGCAAGTTCAGCAGCGTGAACTAGTTCTCTCGTAAGATCAGCTAATTCCGCAACCGACGTCAAACGGCGTTTTACTCCACCCAAACGCGGCTGCACGATAATGATCTCAATCGTTTCCCACTTGCGTTCTTCTACAGAAAACATCCCACCAAGGGCGTAGAAACCAAGCTGAGGATTGATCTTGCCAGCGTATTCCACCTCGACCGCAACGCCGCGACCAGCTTTGAGGTCAATCACTTTAAGATTATTTCCGTTAACAATTACCGCATCGGCTGTGCCCCAAAACTCTGGATGGAACGGTAACTTAAATTTCTTTTCCACAAAAAGCTCTCCGCCTTCTGCTTCTTGACGGACAAGGTTGACGTAAAAATCAACCACATCCTGCTGCTCGTCGGTCAGATCATACGGATTTTCCAAATCCAACAAAATGTTCGCCGCTACCTCGTGCAGCATCGTTCCCTCTTGCGCAAACTCTGATGAAGGGTTTGGCATGTCTTTGGTAAGTTGTACGGAACCCGGACAACGCATCCACCGATGCGCGGCACTCGCGCCAAATCTTGAATGGCTGCTCATTTGGACATCTCATCTAAATATTGATTCCATTCAATATCATTGATCGCACGGGCAGCGGTTTCAGATAACTTCGGCCAAAGATCAATTGGCGCGTCGTATAAAGTTACTTCGCCAGTCACATCATAAATTAACTTTTCGATCATCAAATGATTTCCGCCATGTACGATATTTGCGTAGTCGCCTAAGATCGCTTCCATATCACGGCGTGTTAGGCGAAGCGATTTAGCAATTACCAGATCATTTGCATCTGAAGAAATATCGGTAATTAAATCTTTAATACGTTCTAGCAAATTAAAGAGTTCTCTGGTTTGTCGTTCAATCATCCGATTGCTCCATCAATGATTCGCTGTTTCCGTATTAGCGCACTAGTTATCCGCTCGTCAATAGAATTTTCCAAACAAACGAACGAAGCCCATACTTTTTTCTTTTGACCAGCACGATAGGCGCGGGCAATGGCTTGCTCATTTGATGCAGGGGTCCATGCTGGCTCGACAATTATCACTCGTTCCGCTGCTTGTAAGTTTAACCCAGTTCCAGCGGCCATGATCTGTGCCACGAGCACACGACAGTTTTTGTCACCCGTAAACTGTTTCACCACTGCATCGCGTTTCGCTTGCGCCATACCGCCGGTGTAATGCGCAATGCCTTCTTTAAAAATATGTTGGGGGCGCAATTGCTCGACAAGCGCCTCGCCTACATCTTTGTGGTGGTAGAACAGAATTGTCTTGCCGCCACCGCTTTCCATTTCTGTACGTACAATATCCGCACAATGTGCGGCTTTTAGAATACCTATTCGCCGCCTCAACGTTGCGAGCGGGGCCATCAACTCACCAAGGCGTTCGGTCTGGTTGTTGTCCAGCAACCGTTCCAATTCTTGCAACGCTTCCGGCGGAACGCCGTCAAGGTCAATATCCTTCGCCGGTACCCACAGTTGGGTTACATGTAACGGTGGTAGGTCCAGAATGTTTTCTTTCTTGGCCCGCGAAACATACGGCGCAAGAACTATACGCAACTCCTCAAGATTCTTTCCGCCGGTTACAACTGGGCCGTAAGGCGTCTGCCGTACATGGCAAAATTTGTCGACCCATTGGTCCTTCTTAACAATTTGTAAATCTTCAAGCACGTGCGGTAATAACCGGGACACATGCGGCCAGAAATCGCTTGGGTCGTTGACAATGGGCGTGCCGGTTGCAACCCACACCCGTTTGGTACGCCGAATTAAAGCACCCGGCGAGTCGCGCCGAAAACCGTATACTGCCCGCGTGCGTTTGGCAGCGGTGTTCTTGAGCAGGTGACCTTCGTCCAAAATCAAGGTATCCCACTCTAAAGTGAACAACTGCTTCCACAACTTTGGGTCAATCAGGTGGTCGTACGAACAAATCACCAACTTCGCTTGAGGCGCGACTTTGTCTTTACCGTATTGGATGACTTGGATATCTTTCAAAGTGTAACAGCCAAAAAGTTGAGCTTCCTTTGACACCTGTGTACGAATTGCCGGTGGCCCAAGATAAAGTGTGCGGCCACCGCGCTGACTCGCCGCTTGTAAAAGCGGCAGAGTCTTTCCGGCACCTGCATCCCATATCAATAGAAAATTACCGGATAAAAGTTTGGGAATAACTTCCGCTTGATGCGCCCACGCGGACATCAATGCACCACCGGAGCATCATCCATCATCTCATAAATAAGCTCCCCCAACGCACCGTGCAGTAAACCCATCAAAACAAACGGCGGGATTGAAGGACTGGATATTATGTGCATGTCGTCTAAATCTTTCGCCCCTGCTTCCGTCGGGGTTAAACCAATCAACACAAACTGGGTGAACCCAAAGTGTTCTTGTACCCGTTCCAAAAAATCATCATCGGTCATTGAGCTGTCTTTCCAAATCTACGATGTCCGTCAACCGTTCGGTTGCAAGCCACTGATAGAACTCTCGGTACTTCTTCTCGTCTTGCAACGACGTGATGACGTCCTTCGCCCGCATCAAAGCATCATGCGCCTCACCCAGTCGTATGTTGGACTCGGCCAATTGCTTTTCTAGTTCCTTGACCCGACGCACTTCGGGCAATGGGGCGAACACCAAAACGTCCGCCGTCATTGCGCCGCCTCAATTTCGGCTTTACGCACGCGCTCCAAATGCTTCGGAACACCCTGCACGACGCAGGTGTGGTCCCGCCCGCCAATCAACTGCGCGGTCTTCAACGTGGAGAAGCCGAATTGTTTATTCAACCACCAATAAGCCTCTTGCCGAGCAAAAATGATTTTGCTTTTACGCGACGCACCCACAATTTCCGCGTAAGTGATCCCATGCTTCTGCGCCACGTAGTGCAGCATCCTTTCCCCTGCACTCTTCGACAACGGTAAATTTTCCCCAATCAGTTTCAACCAATAGTCTTCCGGGGATGGTATTGAAGGAACTGCCTCAATTTTAAGCTGAGTTTCTGACATTAGTTGCAAACGAGGACGCGGTGCAATTGAGGTAACTACCGGTTCGATTGGGTAAACGTACCGGCGTGAACTCAAGCGGTGGGCGACTTCTTGGTAATGGGCATAGAGTTGTTCGGGTGTCTCAAATTCGAGGGTCATGCTGTTTGTTTCTTTCGTGTCTTTTTGGTTTCGACAACTTCTTGCACTGGTTCAGGGATCGGGGCTGCTTCCCAGTGGCCGCACCAATCGTCTCGTGAGGTACGGGGCCAGCCGTGGCCCACTGGTGGATTGGCCCGGCACACACCATAGGGGTCATTCGAGTGGTGGTCCCAATACAAGCAGTTAGGGCAGGTTTGAAGTGCGTCAGTAAGAGGAAATGGCATGGTCATATACGTAATCCGTGATTATTCTGGGTTGCAGGTCTAGGTAGGTTTTGATTTGTTCAAAGACATTCGTGGGCACGGGAAGAATCGGTTCGCCGTCGGGTGCGTATACATCCAGCTCGTCGAAATTCTCATATCTCCAATCAACGTCCCATCCTTGGTCATCGTGTTCGCAGGTGTATTCTAACCAAATTCTTCCATCTGCAACGCACTCTTCGCCTTCTATTAGGACAGGCACATCGGAAAAACGATACCCTGTATGGCCGGAGATATGCTGTATTGGTTTTCGTCTGTTACACATTTTTAACTCCCACTATACGATTAGTTCTTCTCGGAAACCGCTGTTAACTGCCCTGACTGTAGCAGTTGGAAACAATCATTCACCTTTCTTTTCTGCAAGCTGGACTTCTAAGCCAAGCCAAGCGACTATTTTTTCTAACGTGGGGATGTCAAAAGCATACCCACGCTCTATGCGCGATAAGGTAGCGTGGCTTACGCCAATTTCATCTTCGACATCCCTTAAACTTAATTTTTGTTTTTTCCGCTCACATTCAAGAAAAAGCGGCAAATCTTTAATTTGCATCACTCACCCTCCTTCAGTGCGGCGCGGGCAATCCAAACAAGAAGATCATAATCTCCTTCTTGTTTCTGCAATTGCAGACAATCGTAGAATTCTACGATTTTTTGCAACGCTTCCCGCAACCGCTCAATCTCTACATCTTTCTTCAGCCCATTCTCATAATGATAATGTGCTTGCTCCCGCAACCGCTCAATCTCGTCGGCGGCATCTCGTCCTAATGGATTATCACTTCCAACTTCATCAATGACTTTGTTTAACATTCTTTTCTCCATTTCATGATCAGTGTCTTGTCATATACAATAACAAATCTGTGCTTGCGGCTCCTGTCGCGCCATTCACCATCCACACCTTTTACGAAACCTCTGGAATGTTTGCGATATGACCCATCGCGTTCTCGTATCCAAAAATCTTTCTTCGCTTCTGACAGGCCGTAATATGTAAAATTGGAAGCGCGATAAACCGTGCCGTTGTGAAAGTCAGCGTCAGCATAACTCAAGATTGCCCTGACTGATTCTTGTTTCCTCAGTGCTTTGATGCATTTGGATAAAAACCAAGTTGCAAGATTGTGTTCCTCTTGCTGAACATCTGGTGTCAGACATAAACGGCTGAGTTCATAAAACCCGTTTTGATCGGTGCGGGGCAATCCAAACATACCAACCACCAATTCAGGAACAGGAAACCCTGTAAATATGGCGGTTCCAACCAACTGATACCCCTTAAACAAACCAAAGTTGATACCGCTCTTAAACCCCTTGGATATGTCTTTGAGATAGTGATGCTTTAATAGGATGTCGGCGCACTGCGCTTTGGATATGAGAGATATGGTGTAATTTTGTTTTGCCATCGTTATTTCCATTGGTTTCGTTGGTGCTACCCCTCACACCTTGGGTAGCTGGTCTGGCATTTCCCGCAACCGTTTAACAATGTCATTCATCATTTTTAATGCCTCGTTCTTCTTTCCAGATCGCCCAATCCTTCCGATCCCACGTTGCCGTGTTGGGTTCGTTCTCAATCCGCTTGAGTTCCTGCTGCAACATCCAAACCTTGTCCTTTAGGATGGCGTTCTCGGTCAGTAACCGCTCCGCCTCTTGCCGCAGGTGGATTAGGTGGTTCAAGGTAATGGTGTCCGCATGGCGGGGATCGCGGGACGCGCCAAGCTCTCGTTTGCTGGCGAAACCGCCGATTGATTTAGTCATTGTCATGTTGGTGCTCCCAAGTTGACTTCGACGCACGTGCTCCCAAATACGGCGGGCTTCACGGGCAGGGATTGGTAGAAGGCGCGTGTCTGAGTGGCTTTGTCGCTTTTGCACGCGGCCTCGGTGGGGTATGACTGTAAAGTTTTTCCGGTGACGGGGTAGAGGCTTTGGTCCAGTTCTGGGCCGATGAACACGGCCATCATCACGAGAACCCACATTGTTTTTTGCCTTTTGAAAAAAGACCGAGGGGCTTTATGGGCACCCCCGGCAAGTTAAGGGAGGAAAACAAGTTCGGTCCGCTGGCGGAATTGCCTTGGACCCCTTTGTTATAGGTGACTTGTTTAATAGGTTGCAAGGACTGTTTGCTTGCGATTTGGCAAGTAGGATTTGCAGGGACGCAAACGGTGTCTTGTGCAGGGACGCAAACGGTGTCTTGTGCAGGGGGTTAAATTTGGAAGAGCAACGCAAGAGCACGAAAGGGCAAACGAAAGACTAACTTTTTGTACTTTATTTAATAATTTCAAAGGGTTAAGGGGTCTGAAAGGGCTGGAAGACCTTTTCTATAAAGTTTAGTATTATTATGATATAGGATATATTGATATACAATCCTATATCATATATCATTATATTTAGTTTATAGCCGAATTTGCTGTTTTTGCCCTTCCAGCCCTTCCAGACGCCGTGCAGAAAAAACACCATTGAAATATAAAGGTTTTTTGGTGTTAAAAGCTTGAAAGGGTGTTTTTGAAAGCCCTTTCAAGCCCGTTCGTGGTCTTGCGCAGTCTTCCAGATCATCGAGTAATAAGAAAACAGGTTTGATCTGTAATTTTGTCTATGTAAAGTTTCCGCCAATAAAGGAATGTGTGGTCATTACACCAATTATAGACGGCGCATTGTGCGGCGTGATTATTTGCCGGAGAAACAGAAAACCATTCACCAGTTTTAAATGAATGAAGAAATAGCTCAATCATAGCGTCTGTGTAGCCGGTGTAATGAGGCGTAAAAAGGTGGTCCATATCAACAGGAGGAATTAAATACGCCGGTGCTTTCTGCTTGGTATCGGATTTTCTACCGGGGCGAATGGCTCCGAGGTTTTCTGATAATTTAAACCCTCTATCATCATAAACAAGTTTCCATTTTTTTCGGGCGTCTTCTTCTGAAAGACGACGTTGCCAATATTGAAACGCTGCCCGTGTTCTTCTCCGATCAAGAGTAGTTTCAGCAGGAATGAAGGATTCTAAGGGTAAATCATTAAACATAGTGGACGACATATCTTAACTCCTTGGTTATCGATATATCATTATAGCATTATATTATATACGGTACAACAACGAACGCAGACGTGGACATAAACGCTTTTAGTGCCCATAAACGTGGACGTAGACGCGCCGTTTTTGCCAGACGTGGACGTGGACGTGCGTTTCATCGACACGTGGACGTGGACGTGCGTTTCATCGACACATGGACGTAGACGTGCTAAAGGGCCGGACATGAACATGGACGTAAGCACATGCGTGTAATAGGTATTGATCCCGGTTTGAGCGGGGCATTAGCGGTCGTCAACGGGGTCGACGGTACGTTCACGGTCGAAGCCGTGCACGACCTGCCAACGTATTCTGAAAAGACGTCGACGGGTAAAACGCGCCGATACATTGATCCGGTTGCCCTTTTGGCCTTGCTCAAAGCAATCGGTAAAATTGACCGGGTAGCGTGCGAACGAATGATCGCACCGCCCGGCGTTTCCGGCATGTCGGCTTTTAGCATGGGCGCAACAATGGCGACGATTGCAGCAACCTTGCGGATTGCGCGTGTGCCATATCGGCTTGTGTCGTCCGGCGTTTGGAAGCGTGCATTAGAAGTGCCAGCCGACAAAGAAGCCGCGCGCTTATATGCCGGTCGTTTGTTCGAATCGTTTGAACATTGGCAACGCAAGAAAGACCACAATCGCGCTGAGGCCGCTCTTATTGCCGCGCATTGCATTGTTGCTGGTTAGTTTAGACCCATCATTGTTTCGTAATGATCCTCGGCGATTCTCCGAGCTTGCGTGATACCATGCGGAGCACCGATAAGTTCACCACAGAAACGCAAAGCAAGCATCGGCTCAGAATAGCCAAGCCACTCATAGGCGAGCTGGTAGCGATCATCCGCCGCGCCATTATCCATGCGCCGTGCTGGTTCCTGAATCTCTTGCATGATTTTTTCCCCCATTAAGATTGTCCAGTATGGCAATCAGCGAAACGCCGCCCTAATAGGCGGCGTTCTAGCAAATGGTCATGCGGAATATAGATTGACGATTGTCACTACTTTGCCGTGGCGAACATACAAAGTCGCCACGTTAGAGTAGCAAATCGCATAAACACGTCGCCAACGGTTATCTATTGTTCGAACGCGGTATTGTGTCGGGATACGGTTGCCATACCCGCTCACGCTACGATTGCGCGGCGTGTCTCCATCGCGTCGAATTGCGGGCGAGGCGATAGGCAATCGGACTAATTCTCCCTTGCGTGGGCCTTCCTTAACAGTGTCAAAAATCATTGTCTTAATCCCTTAAAAGCAAAACCAATTGCGAGAATTGCGGCAAGCGCAAGGAATGGTCCGAATATGATTAATCCGTCGAATGCTGTTAGCGTTTCCATTATGCCGCTTCTTCTTGTTCATCGTCGGATTGTTCGACCACGTAATGCTTTGCGATATCGTACCAATTAACCTCAGAAACAAAAGCTCTGGCATAATCCAAGGCCAGACCTTCCGGCATATCGCATTCAATCACTTCGATTGCGTATTCTTTAAGCGTTTGCGCCATGTCATAAAGGCTCAATTCATTCCATCCCATTTCCTCGACGTCTACTCCGTCAAAGATTTCCAAATTGATCCGCCATGTCGCATAATTGGTCCAGCCGTTATAGTTTGTCATTGTCTTAATCCCTTTTATGTTTTTGATTGTTTAAAGCGTGGGGGCTTGCACTTCGACCAAATAGCCAAGCGCTTTGATTTTTGCGATAGCGTCACGCGTTAACGTCTTTGTTCCGACAAGTGCCGCGAATTGCTTGGCTTTATCGCAAATCGGATAAATTGCTTCGTTGCCGTAAACTGTTTTAATTTGCACTGTGATTGTCATTGGTCTACTCCATTGGTTAATCAGTGACACCATGAATAGGGTGACTGTTTCGACTAGTCAATGATAAAAATGATTCTCTTGCAAGATTCTTTTTAACGGATTATTTGTTCGTCAATCCGATCAATAACTTAGGACAATGGTGCAATGGCTTGGGTGAAAGGGCAATCGGGCAATCCGTCTGGACACGTTGCCAAACGTGCCGCCATGCTTCGACGATTGGAAGGACTAACCTTCAAAGCCGTCGACGTCTTAGAGGATATCCTATCCGACAAGACGGCTAGCCACAGCGAGCGCCTATCAGCGGCCAAAGAAGTCTTTGACAGAGCCATTGGCAAAGCTAAACAGCAAGCCACCTTAGAGGTGACACACAATGCTTCCCCTCATCTTTCAGCGCTGATCGGTCTTGCCACTATGACAACGATAGAGGGAACGATAGCTGATCCAGTCGTTCGGTCACTTGCAGATCAGTCAGCTAACGTGTTGATAACATTGGAAGAATCAGACGTGAACGTGGAGACTATCCCGAATGTCTAAGCGCCAATTGACCGAACGTAAGGACGATGAGGCCAAAAGCCCCCCGGCTATGGGGGTCGGCGGGGGCGAGTCTATAGATACCCACCCTATTTTAATTCACGGGCAAAACGAGGCAACCCCCACCCCCGTGCCCCCCGTCGTCAAACCTGCACTTGATCCAAAAAATATAAAAACTATGGAAGAGGCTTACGCTTTCTTTATTGAAGCCTATCGCAACAAGCCCGTTGAATTTGTCGAAAATGTCCTGAAAGCCACGCCACTGCCTTGGCAGCGAGAGTTTCTGGTCGCGCTGGCAAGGGGCGAGCGACGCATTTCGGTTCGTGCAGGTCACGGCGTTGGCAAGTCCACCGTGTGTTCTTGGGCGCTTGTTTGGTTCATGCTGACACGTTATCCACAGAAATCGGTCGTCACTGCTCCCACGGCGGGACAGCTATTTGACGCTCTATTCTCTGAAGTGAAACGGTGGGTGAACGCCCTGCCCGAATATCTGCGGGACAACCTTGACGTATTCTCCGACCGCATCGTGCATAAGCACGCGCCTGAGTCGAGCTTCATGTCGGCGCGTACTTCCTCCGCCGACCGTCCCGAAGCACTCGCCGGTATCCACTCCGAGAACGTGCTGATTATTTGCGACGAGGCTTCGGCTATTCCCGAACCCGTATTTGAATCTGCCGCAGGCAGCATGTCGGGCCATTCGGCAACAACAGTATTAATTGGGAACCCGACCCGTAACACCGGCTTGTTCTTCAAGACGCATCACCAGCTCAAGCCCGACTGGTTCACGATGCACGTGTCCTGCCGGGACAACCCGCTCGTATCCGACGACTTCATCGAACAGATCAAGGTTACCTACGGCGAGGCATCAAATGCGTTCCGTGTCCGCGTGCTGGGTGAGTTCTCACTGCGCGAAGACGACGTGCTTATTGCGGCGGAATTGGTCGAGGGTGCAATGGAGCGGGACATCGTGCTCGACCGGCACGAGCCGATTATATATGGTATAGATGTGGCGCGGTTCGGCGACGACCGCACTTGTATCGTCAAACGGCAGGGGCAGATCGTCACCGAAATCAAATCGTGGACCGGTGCCGATCTAATGGAAACGGTAGGAAGGATCGTGCATGAAGCCGAAACTGACAAGCCTTCTGAAATTTGCGTTGATTCTATCGGACTGGGGTCTGGTGTTGCTGACCGTCTACGCGAGCTTGGACATAACGTGCGCGATGTTAATGTCTCTGAATCAGCGGCGATGAACCCGCAAGCCGCCCGCCTCCGAGACGAACTTTGGCTGGCGGTGCGGGATTGGCTTAACCAGAGAACTTGCAAGTTGCCCCGTTCGGACGAATTACGGCAAGAGCTTTGCGCCCCGACTTACGGCTTTACCTCCAACGGGAAGATCAAGGTAGAAGGTAAGTCCGAGATGAAGCGACGCGGGATGCGGTCGCCGGATATTGCCGATGCTCTCTGCCTAACCTTCGCCAGCGGAGCTGCGATGGTAGGGGGCCGAGCAAGTCGATGGGTCTCCGGCAAGTCCCTAAAACGCGCCATTGCGGGCATAACGTAATTCAGGTATATTCCGACGGATTCCCCTTCACAGGACCGATGCAATGAAAAGTAAATTCTCAGACCTGCACGATGCGTTTGCTACGGCGAACTCCAATATCGCTATGACGCCGCAGGGGTCCGGCGGATTTGATTTGCACCCAGATACTCTTGCGCCAAAAAAGGCTTCTATGAAGCCGCAGTCTCCTGCCCAACATGCGGCAGTTACTAAAGCTGGCCGCACGAGTGCGGTCAAGCGCAAAGTTGCCGCGGGCTTGCCGATCATCGGTTCCAAACCAGTTATAGGAATGTAATAATGTTTAAAGAAAAAGCTAAAATGCCTAAGACTCTTCATGGCGCGATGGATAAGAAGGGTGCCCGCGATCCTGCCAATTTTGGCAAGAGCGAAGGCCAGCAGAAGCCAAAGGCCAAAAAGGATAACGGCGTAAAGCCAACGCAGTTTATGAAGGCGTCCAAGAAAGGTATGTAAGATGATCGAAGACCTCGTCTCCCGTGCCTTTGCGATCCGTAATGCCGCACATCTTGCGCATTGGGCTACGAAGTCTTTTTCTGAACACATGGCGCTTGGCAGTTTTTACGACGAAGTGATTGAAAAGATCGATGGTATCGTTGAAGCGTATCAAGGCTGGTTTGGATTGATTGGGACGGTACCGCAAGCGACCATGTCCAAAGATCACATTGCCAAACAGATTGGAGATGAAGCGATTTGGATCGCCGACAACCGTGCGAAAATATCGCAGGGGGTTACGATGCTTCAGAACCTTATCGACGATCTGCTCGATTTGTATTCGACGACTCATTATAAATTAGTCAACTTAAAGTAAGGCGAAGCCATGCGTAAATATGCTCCCACCAAATTTGAAAAGACCAAGGCCGATGTCAAATCTGACAAAGGTGTAAAAGAATCATCCAAGAAAGACATTGCCAAAGATAAGGCTATGATGAAAGGCAAAATGAAATGAGCTTTCAAAAGAAAGATGACGCGGGGTTTCAGTTTCCGCAGATCGTTGGTGTGTTTGGAACGGTGCACGCTGTCACGGCTGGCGCGGCAAGTACAACCACCGGAGCATTTGGTACGGGCACGACTTTGGTGCGGGTATCGGTCTCAAACAATAGCACCCACGTACATTTTGCAAAAGGCGCGACGCCTACTGCGACTACGTCAAACGCGCTTATCCCATCGGGTACAATTGAATATATGTACGTGGCCCCCGGCGAGAAACTTGCGTTTCTGCGCGGTGCTGGCGCAGATATAAATGTGACGGTAACGGAGTTAGTCTGATGCCTTTGACCAAAAAGGGTGCCAAGATTCAGTCAGCTATGAAAAAAGAATACGGTGCCAAGAAAGGCGAATCCGTATTCTATGCTTCTATCAATGCGGGAAAGGTCAAGGGTGCTGAAGGCACCAAGGCCAAAGCAACACGGAAGAAATAATGGCAAGCAATTACGCAGGCATGTCGCAATCGTCTCAGAGTGCGCTGCTCGGTGAGGATTATACTGCGGAACCCACGCAGTTTAATAATGAACCTGACCCGCATGAAGAAATGTCTGAATCGCAGTTTTCTGCGAGCGTAAAGTCGTCGATTGATGACGCCGTAGATTATATTGACGGCTTTGTTGCACCGGGCCGTGCGCAGGCAACGCAATATTATCGTGGCGACCCCCTCGGCAACGAGGAAGAAGGGCGCAGCCAGATCGTGATGACGGAAGTGCGCGACGTGGTGCAAGCGATGGTTCCATCGCTGCTTCGCATTTTTACCGCTTCTGAACAGGTTGTCGAATACGCGCCACGCAATGAGAACAATATCGAGATTGCCGAACAAGCGACCGATTACGTCAACTTTGTGTTCTACAACGATAATCCGGGCTTTAGCATCCTGCACAGTGCGTTCAAGGATGCTTTGGTGCGCAAGACCGGTATTATCAAATGGCGTTGGTCCGAAGACACCGAGATTAGCGAAGCGGATTACACGGGGTTAGATCAGGCCGAAGTTTCCTTGCTTACGCAGGATGAGAGCGTTGACATCGTAAAGATGGAAGAAGTCGTCCATCAAGAAGCAGTGATCGGCCCAGATGGGCAGCAGATCGCGCCTCCTGAAGTCAAGTTCAATATTACAATCCGCCGCAAGATTCCAAAAAATAAAGCTGTAATTGAATCCGTGCCGCCAGAAGAGTTCTTGATTGCCCGCGAAGCACGCGATCTTGATACGGCTGCGTATGTCGGCCACCGGTCATTGCGCACCATGTCCGAACTCATTGCAATGGGTTATGAGCGCGAAGAGATTGAAAAGTACGCAGGTCAAGGCGACGTTTTCAGTATCAATTACGAAGCGCAAACCCGTAATCCTGCCATCATGTCCTTTATGATGCACGCGGATAATCCAGACCCCGCAATGCGTCGTATCTTGTATGTCGAGTCCTACGTCCGTATAGATAAGGACGGGGACGGCATCGCCGAATTGCGGAAAGTTTGCTCGCTAGGCAACGCCCACCACATCCTGCACGACGAGATCGCCACGGATGTTCCGTTTGCGTTTTTCTGCCCTGATCCAGAACCGCATATGATTATCGGCCAATCCATCGCCGATCAAACCAGCGATTTGCAACGGATCAAGACAAGCATCGTCCGCAATACGCTAGATTCTCTCGCCCAGACCATCCACCCCCGCACCGTTGTGGTCGAGGGTCAGGTCAATATGGACGACGTGATGAACAACGAGACGGGCGCGATCATTCGTGCCCGTGCCCCCGGAATGGTGCAGCCGCTGGCTGAACCTTTCGTCGGGCAAAGTGCGATGCCACTCATTGCGTACATGGATGATGTCCGTGCGCAACGGACCGGTATCTCGGCGGCTTCTCAAGGTCTTAACCCCGATGTGCTCCAAAGCACCACCGCTTCGGCTGTGAACGCCACGGTGCAAGGTGCGCAAGAACGTATTGAATTAGTCGCCCGTTTGTTTGCCGAGAATGGCATGAAACGGTTGTTCAAGGGATTGTTAAAGCTTTTAATCCGTCATCAAGATCAAGCACGTATGGTCCGCTTACGCGGCAAATGGGTACAGATCGATCCAAAATATTGGGATGCGGATATGGACGTTCAGGTAAACGTGGCACTTGGCCACGGAACCGACAGCGAAAAGATGCAGTTCTTGATGATGGTAGCCCAGAAGCAAGAGCAGATCATGCAAACCCTCGGCCCGTCAAACCCATTAGTAGATGCGGGCCAATACCGTAACACCCTCGCGCAAATCTGCACGTTGGCTGGGTTTAAAGACGCAAGCCGTTACTTCAAGCCGGTAGACATGCAGGTCGTGCAACAGATGATGCAGCAACAGCAGCAGAATCAACCGCCTGATCCAAATATGATGCTGGTGCAGATCGAACAGCAAAAGGTTCAGGCCAAGACGCAAATTGATGCGGCTAAACTTCAAGCTGATACCCAAGACTCCGTGCGCAAGAACCAACTTGAACAGCAGAAGATGCACCTTGACGCAATGGTTCGCATGGCTGACATCGAAGCCAAGTACGGTACGCAGGTCAATATCGCTCACGTTGAAGCCATGATCCAACGCGACCAAGAAATGTCCAAAGCTCAGATTGGGGCCAATGCTGATATGCACGGTCAGTTAGTGCAGGCGTTATCCACTCCAATGGGACCGCCGAATGCTTGAGCACGATTTAGTAAGTCAGGCGCAAGCCTTTGCAGATTCCGAAGCGGTAGCCGAACTTCTTAACCGACTTGAACAAAAGTTCATTGAGGATTGGAAGGCTACCGTGCCGGTGGGCACGGACACGCGGGAACACTACTACCGCATGATCCTTGCAATTAACGCTTTTCGCGCCGAATTAAGAAACGTCGCCCAGAGCACCAAAATCAAAGACTGGAACCGCCGCTTGCGCGGAACGTAACTTTAAGGTAAAAATCTATGACCGATACGGCCATTACAGCCACCGGCCTCACGGGCGCAGCCCAATCATTCGAAGCGATGCTTGCCGGAGGAAACTCCGATCTCAACGCGCCAGAATATAAGGAAGCGCCTACTGAAGCCCCTGCCCAAGAAGCAGAGGCGTTTGAGGGTGAAGTCAACGAGGATGAGACGGCGGATGCGCAAGCAGAAGTTGCCTCGGAAGATGAACCCGCCGCTGAAGACGAAGATACTGATGGCTCCCAGCCAGAAGTCCAGCTAGTCACCGTAACTATTAACGGCAAGACCGAGCAGATTCCCTTGGACGAGGCAGTCAAAGGTTATCAGAGGCAAGCGGATTATTCGCGGAAAACTTCCGCTTTGTCTGAAGAGCGCAAGGCGTTCGAAGCAGAGCGGCAGACGGTAACACAGGAACGTGCGCAGTACGCCCAACTCCTCACCGCGCTCCAACAGCAAGTTCAGGCCAACTTGCAACAGGAACCGGATTGGCAGAGGCTCTACGATACCGATCCTTTAGAATATGTGCGACAAAAAGACGTCTGGCGTGAGCGACAAGACAAGCTGAGCGCAGCTCAGTTTGAATCGCAACGACTGGCGGCTTTACAAGCGCAAGAACAGCAGGCTGCTTTAGCCAAGTTGGTACAGGAAAACCGTGCAAAACTCACGGAAGCTATTCCAGCATGGAAAGATAGTAAAAAGTGGGAAACGGACCGCCCGAAGTTACTTGAATACGGCCAGAAGCTAGGCTTCAGCGCCGAGGAACTCGGACAGACTTACGATTCCCGTGCAGTGGTGGCTTTATATAAAGCCATGCAATTTGACGCCCTAAACGCCAATCGGCCACAGCCGGTTACGTCAAAAGGACCAAAAGTTGCGTCCGCTGGTTCTGCTGCAAGTGCGCCAAAGTCCGCATCTGATGTTACCAAAGCGAAGCAACGTCTCGCACAAACCGGGAGACTCGGCGATGCCGCATCTCTCTTTGAAGCTTTTTTGGATTAACGGAAGGTGACTAATTATGGCTATCGCAACAAATACACTTACCCGCTATGACGGGTATCGTGCCGTACGCGAAGACCTCGCGAACGTCATTTATAACATCTCGCCAGTTGACGTGCCGTTCATGTCGAACGTCGGTCGCGAAAACGTAAAGAATACCTACTACGAGTGGCAGACCGATAACCTTGCTGCGGCTTCGACCACGAACGCACAGCTTGAAGGTAATGACTACAACGGAACGGCTACTGCCCGTACAGCCACGCAGCGTGTCGGCAACTATACGCAGATCAGCTCCAAGATCATCGAAACTTCGGGTACCCTCGAAGCCGTTGATAAGGCCGGTATGCGTTCTTACCTTGCCTACGAACTTGCTAAAGCAGCTTCGGAACTCAAGCGCGACATGGAATCGACCCTTACGTCGAACTCCGTTGCGGTTGCAGGCGGTAACACCACGGCTCGTACGACTGCTGGTTTTGGCTCATGGCTTATTACCAACTCGTACTCTGGTACTTCCGGCACGGCTCCTGTTATGTCTTCGGGCGGCAGCAATCTTGACGGTTATCCAACAACCGCAGCGGGCGCTGGTACGGCTCGTGCATTCACGGAAACCTTGCTCAAGACTGCCGTACAGGGCGTCTGGACACAGGGTGGTGATCCAAAGGTTCTGATGGTCGGTCCGTTTAACAAGACCGTCGTTTCCGGCTTCACCGGCATCGCAACCCGCTTCCGTGACGTTCCTGCTGGCTCGCAGGCTGAAATCATCGGCGCAGCCGACGTATACGTTTCCGACTTCGGTACCGTAAACGTCGTGCCAAACCGCTTCCAGCCTGAGTCCATCGCGTTCGTTATGGACCCTGAGTACGCCTCCTGCGCTTATCTCCGTAACTTCCGCACGGAAGTCCTTGCGAAGACGGGCGATGCTGAAAAGCGTATGATTATCGTGGAATACGGCCTCAAGGTTCGTCAACAGAAGTCACACGCTGCTGTTCGCGATCTTACGACCTCTTAATCTCTAACGGGGGCGGTGTAAAAGCCGCCCCCACTACTTTTGGAATCCTATGAAAAAACTTCTTGATACTGACCCCATTACCGGCATTCGACACGTTTTCAACTATGATGAAACAACGGATGAAGCGGTAATCACTGCCGAACAAGACGTTAGCAATATAATTGAGTCCAACAAGCAGGCGTACAACGACGCGCCTGATAGGCATGGAGAATGGTCGCGAGTAGCCCAAATTCCAATGGTTATCTATATGGACCTAAAGAAAAAAGGCATCTTAGAAGATCAGGTTGCCTTGAAGCGTTGGTTAAACGACCCCGACAACAAATACTTTCGCACCCGGTCGGGAACTATTTGATGAAAGTTGCTATTTGCGTACCGAGCCGGGACATGGTTCACGCAGCTTTTGCCTTCGATCTTGCCAACCTTTCGGCAGGGTGGAAAGGCGGGCAACTGCGACTGCTAAACAGTACGGGGACGCTTATAGCGGACCAAAGAATGAGTTTGGCGCAAGAGGCAGTTGATTCTGGAGCCGATTGGACGCTTTGGTTAGATACCGATATGCGATTTCCAATAGATACGCTGGATCGCCTTTTAGCGCACGATAAGCAGATTGTGGGGGCTAACTACCCAACTCGCACCCTGCCCCCAGAACCGACTGCAACGGTGTTTGTAGATGGTAAATGGGAAAAGGTTTACACGCATCCTACCTCAGAAGGTTTGGAGCAGGTAGATTTCTTGGGGTTCGGTGTCACCTTGGTGCACACCGATGTATTTAAGAAAATGGAAGCCCCTTGGTTTCATCTTGGGTACTCCAACGTGAATAATAGGTTCATTGGCGAAGATATGTACTTTTGCTTAAAAGCCAAGGAACTAGAAGTGCCAAGTTTTATTGACCATGATTTGTCAAAAGAAGTTCGGCACATAGGAAGTTTTGAGTTTCGGCACGAACACATTATAATGCCGTAAACGGAGATGCGGAATGGCTATTGCGACATACACTGATCTGCAAAGCGCGGCGGGCGATTGGCTCAACCGCGCCGATCTAACGTCGGTCATTCCCACATTCATTACGCTGGCAGAGGCGAAGTTTAATCGTGAATTACGTACACGGGACATGCTAATTCGTTCCGAAGCGATTACAACCAATGAATTTGTAGCTGTTCCGAGCGATTTTCTTGAAAACTATTCCTTAGAACTGAACATGTCCCAAATTGGACCGCAGCAATCTTTGGCTTTCATTGGCCCGCTTGAGGCCAAGGTACTCAAAGCCAACAAGATTACTGGGCTGGTGCGGTATTACACTTTAATCGACGGTGCGTTTGAGTTGCTTTCGGCACCTCCCGGCAATACAGATATTGTGCTGACGTACTACCAACGCATCCCGTCTCTTTCTGGTTCTGTAGCTACAAATTGGTTGTTGACCAAATCACCTGATCTATACCTTTACTCTACCCTGCTTGAAGCAGCGCCTTATCTTAAAGATACTGAGCGTTTACAGATTTGGGCTGCGGCCCGCCAGCAGGTAATGGATGCAATGGCTATAGAAAGCGAACGAGCAATGCGTCCTTCTACTCAAATGGTCGCCCGTAAGAGAGGGTTTTTCTAATGGCCTTTACCTCCTATACGGACAACGCACTGATTGGGCACCTGCTTGGCTCGACCACGTACACCAAGCCTTCGTCGTTGTACGTTGCGTTGTTTATTGGTGATCCGGCGGGTAGCGGAACAGAAATATCAACGTCTGGCTCGGCTTACGCTAGAATTTCAGCAACTTTTACTATTGCTGGTGGCGTTGCCACAAATACCGCAGCGGTGGAATGGGCTACGGCAACAAGCGCGTGGGGTTCAATTACTTGGGTCGCAATTTATGACGCCGTCACAGGCGGCAACCAATTAGTCACTGCGCAGTTGGCGTCAGCCAAGACAATTGGTTCAGGCGACGTGCTTCGTATTCCAATCGGGCAATTGTCCGTAACTCTTACTTAATAGGAAATAAAAATGTCTGTAACTTATGCCGCCACACTCAAAACCAATCGGATGCAATTGGTTGCGGACTTGATTGCGTCCAAAACCGCCGCGTCTTCTACGGGAACTGCTACAGCGGGGTTTCTTGTTATTGGAACTTCGGCGCTTTCTGGTGTAACGGGCGTACTAGCAACCATCACACTGAGTGCTACGCCTGGCACCGTTTCGGGGTCTGTATTTACGCTCTCAGGCACCCCACTTTCGGCGACCGCGACGGGTACTGGTACCGCCGCTCTTGCAGAATTTCGTAATACTGCTGGTACGGTAATTGTAAGCGGTCTTACGGTAGGCACTTCAGGAACCGACATTACGATTAACGCTACTGCAATTTCTACTGGGCAAACGGTGCAAATTACATCGGGCACCATTACACACGGATAATAGCTAAATGGCTACGTCAAACGGCCAATACGGTAAAGGCGCGTATGGCGTAGCCAGTTATGGTATTACGACGTTCAGTGCTGCTTTGGCGGCAACCGAAACTACTGATACCGCCTCCGCCGCCGCCAATGCCTACTGGGCGCTTACATTGGCTGCCACCGAAACTACTGATACCGCTGCGATTGCCACAACGGCCACAACGTCACTTTCTTTTAACGTTACCGAGCCACAGGATAGCGATAGCGATGCTGTCGTTGTAACAACCATTGCAACGCTTACCGCAACTGATCCGGCAGATACCGCCGCGATTGCGGCCACGGCCACCACGTCCGTTTCACTTGCAGCGACCGAAACCAAAGACACCGCTGCAATCGCCACAACGGCCACAACCGTCGTTACCTTCGCGGTAACGGAATCTAGAGACACTGCCGCAATCGCTGGAAAAGTTGTATATGTTGCTTCTGCCGCCGCTACGTCTACTTCTTCGTCTACCTCTATCGGACAAGCCGTGTACCTTGCGGCGGGTGCCACAAATGTGGTATCACTTGCATCAGTAAATGGCGTTCGTGTCCAAAATGCGAGCGCGTCTGTTTCTGCGGTTTCGAGCGCCACTTGTACGGCGCGGTTATTGTGGGAACCCCAGCCGGGGGATACGGGCACTTGGCAAGGCCAATCCGTCCCCGCTGCATCATGGAACAATCTTTCAAACGGTTCTGATTCTTGGTCTTCGCAGAGCAACGGATCAACCACTTGGACTCCGTTAGACAACGGAACCGCAACTTGGCAAAAGGCTGCTTGACCGATGGCAAATAGTTTTACGACGAACCTAAATTTAACTAAGCCTGAAGTCGGTGCCGATACCGATGCGTGGGGCGGGCATTTAAACACCGACCTTGACACGCTGGATGGCATTTTTGTTGCGGCGGGATCAGGCACTGCTGTAGGTATCAATCACGTTGGTAAGACCGTCAATATGACGGCGGATAATACGTCTTTTAAAGACACAACTGACGCTACCAAGATTGCCAAATTTAGCGCGGCTAGTATCACGACCGGTACAACCCGCACATACGCTTTACCGGATGTTTCTGATACGTTGGTTTCGCTGACGGCAACACAGACACTCACTAACAAAACCCTAACATCCCCCACTATCGCAACCCCCACCATAACCACATCCGCCACCGCGCCATTGGTTATCGGCGGCACGACGGCATCGTCTGGATTATCGTTGCAGTCCACGTCCGGCGTTGGCACAAGTGACACGATTAATTTTAAAGTTGGCAACAACGGTGCCACGACTGCGATGACGGTGAATACCTCCGGCAATGTGGGGATTGGAACGACTACGCCAGACAGCCNATTAACAATTAGCAAAAACTCTGCCGCACCAGCAGCAATAGTAGGGACTCCTTATCTTAATATTGTAGGGGCAAATTCTGAAGCGCCAAAATTACAATTTGATGCGTATGCCAATATACCTACACTTACTTTTAGAAGGGCAAATGGAACACAGGCATCTCCATCTGCCCTGCTCACTGGTGAGCAGATCGGAAACATTGCCGTTTTTGGATATGGAGCCACAGGATACACTACGGCTAATAGGGGTTATATAATTTTTAATGCTGATGAGAATTGGTCTGATACAGCGCAAGGTAGCCGCATTGCCTTTGCAACGACAACGGCTGGCACTGCCGCCAGTGCCACAGAACGTATGCGCATAGACTCCTCCGGCAACGTAGGTATTGGAACGACTGCGCCAAGTTATAAGCTTGATATTCAAAACACGGCTACTACCGCCCTCCGTGTATATAATTCAACAGCAACAAATGGTGTACTTTTAACGCAAGATACTTCAGGAAATTCTGGGTTGAATAATCAAGGCAATGGTTATTTTCTTTTTGGCACTAATAATACTGAGCGTATGCGTATCGACTCCAGCGGCAATGTGGGGATTGGGACGACTTCGCCAACAAGGCTTCTAACGCTTTCAGGTTCTGGCGTAAACACAAGAGTGCAAATTAATAACACTGTCTCTGGTAAGAACTTTGGCCTTTACGCTGCCGATAGCGGTGACTCAACCATTAACTATGGGACTTCTTCTGCCCTTCTGTTTACGCAGAGCGGTTCTGAAACTATGCGCATAGACTCCTCCGGCAATCTGCTGGTGGGGACGACGACACAAGTTGGCAAATTAAATGTTGTGGCTTCTTCAAATATAGGTGCTGGATATACGCAATATCTTCGCAATACTTGGTCTGGAGATGTTGGTTATCCGGGTATTTATCTTGCAAAATATGATAACAACACCACAACATCTCAAATATTTGTGAGATTCTCTGTAAATAATGAAATTACAGCATCAGGGCAAATTAACGCTAATGGAGCAAACTCGGCAGCATTTGGTTCGTTTTCAGATCGCAGATTAAAAGAAAACATTGTTGACCTTTCATCTCAACTTGCAAATATTTGCTCTTTGCGTCCGGCTGAATTTGATTTTAAGGACGGAAGCGGTCATCAAATTGGTTTTATTGCACAAGAAATGCAAGAAGTTTATCCAGATGTTGTTGGGGTCGGAGCAGATGATATGCTTACAATTACTGGGTGGTCAAAAACAGAAGCGCGTCTTGTAAAAGCCATCCAAGAACTAAAAGCTGAATTTGACGCATACAAAGCAAGTCACGCATAAGGGGACGTACTATGACACTTGATCTGACTATCAATGAAATCAACATTATTCTT